ATACTGGTGAAGTATTATTTAGTTCATTTGTAAATAATCCACAAACCTATCCTACAACAGTTGGATTATACAATGATACAAATGAATTGTTAGCAGTTGCTAAACTTTCAAGACCATTATTAAAAGATTTCACAAAAGAAGCATTAGTACGAGTTAAATTAGATTTTTAAAATGAATGGGTGCTTACAAACAATTTCTTGCTTCGGACATAATAATTACTCCGTTTGAAGTAAATAAAGGATTTACATTCCATGGAGCTGAATTACATAACCCAAATGTATCAATAGATAGATTTTTAGGAACGAATATTGTATCCCCAATATTTGATCCTTTATCTGATCCTACAACTGGTCAAATGTCAACTCAATACCAACGATTGGTATATAGTTCAATACAAGAACTTTACTATTCTAATTATTTGAGTTCAAGCTATGGAGATATAGTCAACATGCCTGTTCTAATCCCAGGATTTGACCCCTCAGGAGATAGATTAATAGGATCATCAAGTAACCCATCTTATGACAATTATCTACAAACTACACTTTCATACCCTAAATTTTTCCCCTCAGCATCTAGCTCAATAATAGGAGTAATATCTATTCCAGTTAGATTATTTGGCGATTATATTCAACCAAATTCATTTAAATTTAATACCCCGTCAGGTAGTTTAACAGATGATGGTGAAGGAAATATCCTTAATGGAGTTGGAGCTATAGTAGGAAATATATTTTACCCCCACGGTTTAATTACTATTACATCTGAATCAAATTACATCATAAATGATTTTGTAACTTCTTCATTTGTAACTTGCTCATTTTCAAGTTCATACATAATACAAGAAACACAATATAAAGCAACTATCAGAGAAAATGAATTTAGTTTTACATTAAACCCAAGCTCAATCTCAGGTAGTACTGAAGGTACATTATATGGGTTTGTAACTGAATCATATTTTTCACCTTACATTACAACAGTAGGTTTATATGATGAAGCACAAAATTTATTAGCAATAGGTAAATTAGCTCAACCATTACCATCATCACCAACAACAGATACAACTATATTAATTAATCTAGATAGATAAAAATTATGAATAATTGGTTATATGAAAATAAAGTTATAGAAAAAATTGAAGATTTCCCTGAAAATACATTTGGATTTGTTTATAGGATAACAAACCTAACAAACGACAAATTTTACATAGGTAAAAAACAATTGCTATCTCAAACTAATGTTAAATTAGGTAAAAAAGAAATAGCAGCACTCCCAACTCAACGTGGTAGAACTCCATCTAAAAAATTAGTAGTTAAAGAATCTAATTGGCAAGAATATTGGGGTAGTTGTAAACCACTACATGAGGATCTTAAAAAATTAGGAGCGGACCATTTTAAAAGAGAAATATTAATGATATGTAAATCAAAAAAATTACTTACATATTACGAAGCGGCATTTCAAATTAAAGAAAATGTATTGTTAAATGAAAATTATAACGATACAATTCTGGGTCATTACTATAGAAAAGACTTCCTATCTTAAATTAGGATTCCTTAATTTAATTTTGTATATTCATGATTAATAAATTATGGATAATTCTTCATTAACATATTTGATTGATTCTATTTTAGGACATGGTAAATCATCTTCTAAAGGAAATAAAGCGTACCACTGCCCTGAATGTAAGCACCATAAATTAAAATTAGAAGTAAATTTAGATCCCAATTCACCTCATTTTCAGTCATATAATTGTTGGACGTGTGGTTTTAAAGGTAAAAAGTTAACTACATTATTTAAGAAATTAGAAGTAGATTTTGATAAAGTAGAGCAATTACGATTCTTAGTTAAATCATCATCTAAAGAATATACTGAACAAACTATTGTTAGTAAAAAAATAACTTTACCTAAAGAATTTATTTCATTAGCGACTCCACCAAGTAATTTAATGGCTAAAAAGGCAATACATTATTTGACTACTCGTAATTTTACAGAAAACGATATAATTAAATATAATATAGGATATTGTGAATTTGGTATTTACTCAAACATGATTATTATACCATCATATGATGCTGAAGGTAATTTAAATTATTTTATATCTAGAAATTTTAATAAAAATTCAACAACAAAGTATAAAAATCCAGATGTGTCTAAAGATATAATTGGATTAGAATTATTTATAAATTGGAATATGCCTATTACATTATGTGAAGGTATGTTTGATGCTATAGCTATTAAAAGGAATGTTATTCCATTACTTGGAAAAACAATTCAAAACAATTTAATGAAAAAAATCATTAATTCAACAGTACAAAAAATATACATTGCGTTAGATAAAGATGCAATGAAACAAGCTTTAAATTTTTGCGAGAATTTAATGAATGAAGGTAAAGAAGTTTATTTAGTTGACATTGACGATAAAGATCCTAGTGATATGGGATTTGTTAAATTCACTAATCTAATTCAAAACACTTTACCTCTAACCTTCTCAAATTTACTTGAGAAAAAATTACAAAGAATATGATAGAAAAAAATGTAAATGTCTTTAAGAAAAGCGTTAAACGCCTAGTAGAAGTAGATATGGAATCCAAAAGGGTCAATATCTTAGACAACAGGTACTACACCAGAAACGGCAAGTACTACCCATCCGTTACCAGCATATTACAATACATGCCTAAAGGTAAATTTTTTGAAAACTGGTTAAAGGATGTAGGTCACAATGCTGACGTTATAGCACGAAAAGCAGCAGATGAAGGTACACAAGTACACGATGCTATTGAAAGATATCTTCAAGGTGAAAAAATATCACTAATTAATGAAGAGGGATATTCAAAGTACAACTTAGATGTTTGGAAAATGATATTGAAATTCCATGAATTTTGGATAACATATAAACCAACATTGATTGAAAGTGAAATACATTTATTTTCAGAAATATATACATTTGCAGGTACGTGCGATTTAGTATTAGAGATTAATGGTGAAAAATGGTTATTAGATATTAAAACCTCAAATTCATTACACGCTAGTCAAGATTTTCAACTGTCTGCATATGCTCAGGCATGGAATGAATTATATGAAGAAAAAATTGATCGCATTGGTATACTATGGATGAAATCATCTAAGCGCGGTGAAGATAAAAAAGGCGAAAAAATCCAAGGTAAAGGATGGGAAATACATGAACCAATTAAATCAATTGATGAAAATTTAAAAATATTTGAATATATACATGAGTTGTATAAGTTAGAGCATCCTAACCCAACTCCGAAGAGCAATGATTTCCCTACAGAAATCCAAATAGAACCAACTGTTTAATATATTTATAGTAAATATTGGGAATGGTATCTTTAATTCAGCTTTTAAAAGAAATAATTATTAATGAAGGTGGCAATGTATTTAAAAATACAGAGTACGACACTCAAGATATACTATTAGCAAATATTGAACCCACAATTAAAAAATTTGTAGATGATTTAGGTAAATTATTTCCAAATAAAAGATCTACATTTTCTGAATTAACAAGTAAAAGTAATTGGTTAGGTTCAACTGGAAATAAACCACAATCAGGCGACGTAGATATAGCTTATTCATCAGAACATTTTTTTAAAAATAAACAAGCCGATGTTGAAGGTTGGGGAATAGATAGAAACGAATATACCCAATTATACGAAAAAAGTAAAAAGGCGGCTCGCTCAGCAACTGATGATCAAATTCAATTAAAATCATTAATTCAATTAATTGTTAAAAAAATTAATGCTAGTGGAGGAGATTTATATGCTAGCGATAAAGCATCAGGAGCAGGGTCTATACATTTTTCTTATCCTCAATATGCTACTTCAGGAGAAAAATTAGATTCTAGATCCCAATTAGACATGGATATTGGAGATATGGATTGGTTAAAATTTAGATATAATTCTGAATTACCAAAAGATGATCCAAATATTAAAGGTTTACATAGAGGGCAATTAATGTTAGCTATGTTTGCAGCTTTAGGATATACATTTAAAAGTGGTAGAGGATTTGTTCGTAAAGAAACAGGTGAAACTATTGCTGATAAACCTAAAGAAGCATTAGAAGTATTTAATAAAGAATATAATCCAAAACAATCATTAACTATGGATGTAGTTAACAATTATGTTAAATTAATGAGTTATATTAAAACTAATTTAAAACCTGAAGACCAAACTAAAACATTAGATATGTTTAAAGAGGCTGTAAGAAGAGCAGGAGCATATGTTCCTGACAATATTTAATTACTATGAGTGGAGCAGCAGGCGGATCACGTATAAATAAAGAGGATTTAAAAACAACAATCCGTGACTATAGAGATAACATCTTAAAACCATTAGGACTAGATAAATCTTATAATATCACTGGTGTACGTTCTAGACCTGAAAAAGATATATTTGGGGATATAGACATTGTTGTATCGTTTCCTGAAGGTGATAAAAAAGAACTTAAGCAACAATTTGCTAGTTTCTTAACACAAAACGATAAAGTTCCAGTTATTCCGTCTAAAAATAAAAAATACTTTATACATGGTAATATTGTTTCTACATTATATCCTATAGCAAATAAAGAAGGAGAATATGTTCAAATTGACAATATAGTAACAGTTACTAAAGAAGAAGGTAAATTTGCTTTTCAAATGTTAGATTTACCCGCCCAAGAACAAACATTAGCTATAGGTTTAGTTAAAACAATATTTACTGAATTAGATGAAAAACAAGTAGAAAATTTATTTAATGATTTAGGTATTGCAAGTTCTGAAAAACCAGGTGAAGGTGAAGAATATGATTTTAATTTAAACCCAGCAGAATTAACTTTAAGGATTGTTCCTGTAGGTAAAAATGAGGGTAAACAAATATGGAAGTCAAATAGCTTTGAAGATGTTAAAAAAATATTACTATCATTAGGTATTAATATTGAAAAAGATAAATTTGAAGATATTGTATCTAAAATTAAAAAATTTAAAAATAGAAGATCTATAGATCGCCTTAAAGGAATGTTTGCTAAAAATATACGTGTTGGCGATGCTGAAAAAGAAATTGAAAAAGGTATTAAAAAACAACAAGCATTAGATACAGTAGCTTCTTTAGAGGAAAAATATAACCCATTAATAATGGGATTAATTAAACCATTTATTTTAGAAGATATTAATACACAACCTACTATAGCTATATTTCCAGGTAAATTTAAACCACCACATAAAGATCATTTAGCTCGTATACAAGCAGCGGCAGCCGATGCTGATGAAGTATATGTATTAGTTTCTCCAAAATCCTCAGAAGAAAAACCAAACCAAAAAACTATAACTGCTCAACAAAGTGTAGCATTATTTGATTTATATCGTAAAAAAGGATTAATACCTAGTAATGTTAAAATATACATATCTGATAATTTACCTTTTAAAGGAGATAATGATGAACAACTATCATTTAATTCCCCAGTAAAATCAGCATATGAAATAATGGATAAAAAGGTTGGACCAAATTATATAGCTGTATTTGGAAAAGAAGAAGATTTAAAAAGATTTGGAAAAGTACCTAAAAACACAGTTGTTAAAAATTATGATGGCTCAGCAGGAAATTTGAGCGCTACAGATTTAAGAATTGCTTTAAAAAATGATCAAGATGTTTCTCAATTTCTTCCTAAAGATATAGATACATCTGATATTTTAAAAGAACACTGTGGATGTGATGATTCATTACCAACTACATTAAAGGATGCAATGTTATCATTGACTACATATATGATAGAAAATGATATGAATGTATTACCTTTACCTAAAATTAAAATAATAGACAACGATTCTGAAAACGCTAATGGTATATTTGGTAAAACAGCATATTATAATCCAAATGAGTGTTCAATAACGTTATTTACATTGAACAGACATCCAAAAGATGTATTGCGTTCATATTCTCACGAAATGATTCATCGTATTCAAGATAATGAAGGTAGATTAAAAAATATTAATACTACTAACACAAATGAAGATGATGAGTTACTTGAATTAGAAAAAGAAGCTTATTTAAACGGAAATATTACCTTTAGAAATTGGGAAGATAATTTAAAAAATAATATAAATGAATGGATTGTTGATATCCCAAAATATAATTACACTCAAAAGCTTTCAAATAAAATTTTTTCTCAACTTTATGAATTAAAAGTAAATGAAATAACTCTTAATCCGAACAATGCTGTTGAAATATATGGTGATTTAAATAATGGAGATTTTACTGTGGGGGAACATGATTATAATTATAGAATAATAAAATTGGATAAAAATCCATATAGTAGTAATTCATTTTATAGTATTGATTTTCATGAAATTGGAAATAAAAATCCCAATCCTTCTTTACCAACAAAAAATGCTAGAGAAAATTATATAAAAATATTATCAACAATATATAAAATTATATTAGATTTTACTAAAGAAGAAAAACCAGAATATATAGGAATATCAAGTTTAGATGAAAGTGGATACGGAAATATTTACAATAACTTAACCAAAACAAATAAACTTCCAGGGTATTCAAGAAAAGATGCAGGTTTAAATTTTACATCCAAATCAGGAGAAAAAGGAAAATTTATAGTACTAAAAAGAACAGATGTATAAATTAACAGATATATATCGACAAATTAAAGAAGAAGAAGCACTTCCAACACAACAATACAAAATATATTGTGACATGGATGGTGTATTATGTGACTTTGATAGACAATTTGAACAATATGCTAGAATAAGTCCTAAAGCATTTGAATCTAAATTTGGAACAGATAAGTTTTGGGAATTAATAGATAAAATAGGTTACATATTTTGGTCTAAAATACCTTGGATGTCAGATGGTAAAAGTTTATGGACATATATTAGTAAATACAAACCCGATTTATTATCAGCTCCATCACAAAAGGCATCATCACGCTATGGAAAACGTTTATGGGTAAGTGAAAACATACCAGGAGCTAAATTAATATTAGCTGACAGAGAAAAAAAACAAAATTATTCAAAGAAAAATTCAATACTTATTGATGATCGCCCTGACACCATTAGTGAATGGAATAGTAGGGGAGGAATTGGTATATTATTTACATCAACAGAACAAACAATTAATGATTTGAAAAAATTGGGCTTATGAAAATATGTAGTAAATGCAATATAGGTAAACCAATAGGTGAATATTATAAAAACTCGGGTAATACTTTAGGTTTAGATCCTTTATGTAAAGAATGTAAAAAGGAATATAGAAAAAGTAAAGGTTTTAATAAATGGAATTCTAAATATAATTTAAATGTTAATAAAGAATATAAAAAAGAATATTTTTTAAAAAATAAAGAACATATATATGCTAGAATAAAAAAATGGAGAAATATCCCTAAAAATAAAATATCATGTATATTAAGAGTTCAAATAAATAACTATATTAGAAAAGGTAAAGGAAAAAAACACACTTCTGTTATTAATTTAATTGGGTGTGATATACATAGCTTAAAACAATATCTAGAACAACAATTCAAACCAGAAATGACTTGGGAAAATCATGGGATAATATGGGAAATAGATCATATTAAACCATGTTCAAGTTTTAACTTAGTAGATATAGAGCAACAAAAACAATGTTTTCATTATACAAATCAACAACCATTATTTAAGACAACTGAGATAGCCTATAGTTATGGGTATATTAATGAAATAGGAAACAGAGATAAAAATAATAATTAACTATGATTTACAAATACAAATTAGTAGAACAAGAAATGGATGGAGATAATGCAATGCAAAAAGCTTCATATGACTTAGTTCTTACTCCAACTACCTTATCTGTTGAAGAAGTAGTTAAAGCATTAGAAAATATAGATAATTACGGAGCATATATATCTAACTTAAGAAACTCAGCTACTGATGTAAATAAAGCTGTTGAAGCACATTTTGGACCTAGTCAACCTTGGGCTAAAAAAGCAAAAGAAAAAGAAAATGGTAAACCATTCCCAATTAAAACAAAACAAGCACAAGATGATTTTATTAAAACATTAAAATCAAGACCCAGTTTATTAAACTGGACTATCCAAGGAGAAGTATTACATTTCCCAACAAGTAAAAATCCATCTAAACAAGTAACTAAAAATATCATTTACACAGTTATGAATAATGCTAAAATCGATTATACTATAGATGATAAAGTAGCGACAAGTGAAGATTCATTACGCGAAGCAATTAAAGAAATCATTAGAAAAAACATTAAAAAATAATATGTCTGAAAATGTTTTAAAAAAGGATTTCAAGCAAAAAGATATCCAACGTATACGTAATCTCGTTCAAAATAAACATGGAGAGAAAACCACTACAGGTGTAGGTTATGAAAAGCAAAAAGACTTTCATGAAGAAGGTGATGTGTGGGAAGTAGATGGAAGACAATGGACCATTAAAAACGGCATCAAACAAAATATTACTAAACTAGATAAAGCAAAAAAGGAGGTTACACTTCCCTTATTTTGCCCTTGTTGTTCTAATTTAATGAAAAATAAATACGATAAACTATTTTACATTCAGTATAAAAGATGCTTCAATTGTCAAATTGACTTTGAAACAGAATTGCGTGTATTAGGTTTATGGGAAGAATATGAGAAAAATATCATCAACTCAGATATAGAACATGTAATTACAGATTATAGTGTTTGGATGGATGAAGTTATAAATGGTTCAAATGAAAGTTTTATTACAGAAGCTGGTGATATCGAAAAATGGGTAGGTTCATCAAAAAATAAGTTGTTAGAAAATAAAGAAGAAACAATTAAGTACTTACAAGGCCTCAAAAAATAATATGAGTACAATAACTTTAACAATTATAACAGCATTAACAACAGCAATACTTGGACCCATAATTGTAGAATGGGTTAAGATAAAATTCATATCTAAAAAACCTAACAGAGATGTGGTAGGTGAATCTATAAATATTCATGAAAAAGTAGACACACAGCTTGAACTCCTTTTAGAAGAATTAGAATGTGATAGAATATGTATTGCCCAATTTCATAATGGTGGTCATTTTTATCCAACAGGTAAATCAATCAAAAAATTTAGTATATTCTATGAACGAATTACTAATAAAGCTACATCAATAAAAGAAACATTTCAAAATATACCTGTATCTTTATTTCCAAAAGTATTTTCTTTATTATATAAAGACAACGAATTAGTTATACCAAGTTGTTCTAATAATGAAATTGATTGTGGATTATTTCAGGTTAAAGGTAAAAAATATAAAACTAAATCGATGTATATGTTAGCTATAAACGATCTAAATGATAATTTCATTGGTTCATTAACTATATCATATTATAGTAAAGAACATAAACTTACATTGGATGAATGGATTTTAATAAGACAAAAAGTAGGTGCAATAGGCACAATCCTTACAGATTATTTACATAGACATTAAAAATATAATATTTATAATAAAACATTAAAATGACTAATTCATTCGAAAATATGCAAAAATTGGCTTTTGGTAAAGTACTTATCAAAGAGTCAATGGAAAATACAAAAATGTCTAAATCTGCTTTAAAAGCACACATCCGTGAAATGATTTTAGATGAAGCTAAAAAGAAAAAAGACAAACCCGAAAATGTAGCTCCACAAGAAGACGTAGATGTTGATCTTAATATGGGTGATGAACAATTACCAGCTGAACCATCGGGTGAAGAATCAGCAATAAATACAGTACCTACAGCAACTAGTGATATAGGTGATATCGACCCAACAGTAAAATCTATACAGGATTCATTGCAAAAAGCGTTTGCTCAAGCTAAAACATTAGGTGACGAAAAATTAATGAACCAAATAGGTAATACTATTACAATGCTTGTACGCACTCAAGTATTGGGTCAGCAAGGTATGCAATAAATAAATTAACAGTTATAAACCAATAAAAACAAAAACAAAATGAGTACTCAAGAACTATTTGAACAAATTAGTGGGTTGTATGAAACAGCAAAAACTAATCACGAAGAAACAAGCAAAGCAGCAAAAGGAAGAGCTAGAAAAGCATTAAGCGAAATGAAAAAAGTTATCGCTTCTTACAATAAAGCATCCGTAGCAGAAGCTAAAGCGAAGTAAAAAATATGGCATCACTTACCCCACGAGAATTGGAATTAAAAAACCAACTTTATAGTCAATATAAACAAAGTAAAGAAAAGTTTATAAAAGATTATGGTGGGGAAGCTGAAGCTGTTATGACTGGTAGAGCAATTAAATTAGCAAAGAATATGTCTGAAAAAGAAAGTAAACAAAAAATTAAAGAGATGATTAAGCAAGCCTTAAAGAAATCTCCTATTGAAGAAATCAATTCAGCTGAATATGTTCAAACACGTAAACCTGTAGCTCCAATTGAAGATAAAGAAAAAAATCCTGAAGACGTAATTATGATGGATGTTCCATTATTAATTCGTATGTTGGAATATGCTAGAGAAGATGCTAAAACAGATATGGATTTACATTTTGCAGCAGAAAACTTAATTGCGTTATGTAAAAAAGGTGTAACATTAACTATGGATGATTATGATACAATAATCACCCCTGACGAAGCTAAAAATGACTAAAAACGAATTAAGAGATAGAATTAAAAGTATAGTTAAAAAAGTATACTCAACTAAATCATCGGATTCAACTGATAAAGTGGATTTAGATTCACCAGAAGTAATATCATTAGATACAGCTCGTTTTCCAGTATTAGTTAAATTCCCAACATTACTTGACACTATAGTAAAATTACTAACAGATCAATATGATTTGTTTATTAAAGACATTGAATGGGTAGCACCACGCCCAACTACATTTCGTATTATATTAGCAAATGATCAAGTATTTTATTTGATTTATACTGATAGAACATGGATTGGTAAAGTAGAAGGCAAAAAATATTACTTATTAAATTTAAGTGAAGAACAAAACTGTGTAGAATCAATAGCTAGAATTTTAGCATATGGTGTTAGAATTGAGAAAACAGAAGAAGGAGCACCAGTTGATACCTCAGCAGACGCGCCCGTTGATACATCAATAGCACCGGAAACACCAATCGATGAAGTTCCCCCAACAGAAGAAACACCCCCAACAGCATAATGGATACATTAGATATATTTTTAAAAAAATATTCATATAAATTTACCAAAGGATATCCTGACATGAACAATGAGCAGGATATGTTGTTAATGGAATCAATATTAAATGAATTAGGAGTTAAATTAAATGAAAATTTAGATTCAACAATTAAAGATTTAACAGGAAAACAAAAAGGTCCTAGTAAACTCCAAACATTTACAGATTTATCTAAATTAACTTATGAACAATATAAATCTAATTTAGGTAAAATAGCTAATATTTTCCCAAATACTATTAATACTATTGAAGATTGGAGGTCATATGTAGATAAAGATTTATCTAATAGAGGAGTAGCAATAGAAAATAGTATTAAAAATTATATTATATCTCAAGATAGTGATGTTGAAGCTAAAGAAATACCTAAAGGAAAAGGTGAAGATTTAATGATAGATGGTAAAATAGTTGAAGTAAAATCTATGCAGGATGATAAAATAAATACTCAACTACAAACCAGCTTCTATGTAAATGATCCTAATAAATTTTACATATTTGTTTCAAAAACTAGTTCTCCAAATATTGATATCCGAATAGTTAGTAGTCAATTACTATATAGAGCAGCTTTAGGAGATGAAATAGCAGATGAAATAGAATCTAAACAAGGAAAAGAATCTGATATATTATCTAAACAATTAGAAGATGGTCTAAAAACCTTAGATGTTAAAAAATTCATAATATCTTCTTTATTAACTGGCAAAACATCTGAAGGTACTAAATCTTTTTTTATAGGTAAAAATGATAATATACGAGTAAGGTTTGTGATATATATTGAACCTAAGTAATATTTATAACTATGAAACACGCAGATCTTATAAAACGATTAATCAAAGAGGCATTATCTAAGCCGCTTAAAGAAGATACATGCAATTGTGGTTGTCATTCATGTGAAAATGTAGGTAATAAGGGTCCAGTACTTAACGAAAGTTTAGGTGCTCGTATATTAATGACCGAAAATATGCAATACCATGTTAAAAATAAATTAGCAATTACTGAAAATACATTCAGATATGGTTCGCAAGCATTTTTAGATTTATGGGCTGAAGCGCGTTATTTATATTCTCGCAATGCTATTCATTTAAATGATGATGATAAAGCAATTATATTAGAAACGAATTTAGGTGAATATGGAATGTTTGAAGGTAAAAAAGTAGCCTTAGACATACCTATGTTAGAAGATGATGCATTAGCAGCAGACGAAGAAAAAATTGCTGACGAACCTATATCAGAAGATAAAAAAAAGAATCCACCATTAAATAAACCAAAACGTGGTGGATCTAAGAAATTTTATGTGTATATAAGAGACAAAGGTAAAATTAAAAAAGTTAGCTTTGGTGATACATCAGGATTATCTGCAAAAATAAATAACCCACAAGCACGTCAAGCATTTGCAAAACGTCATGACTGTGCTAACAAAAAGGATAAAACAAAAGCATCATATTGGAGCTGTCGCTTACCTAGATATGCTAAATTATTAGGAATTAAATCAACATTTAGTGGATATTGGTAATGGATAAACTTAGAAAATTAGTTAGAGAAGAAATACTTAAAGCATTAAGTGAAGGCTCTGAAGAAAAATTGTATAAAATTGAAGGATTACTTGTTTCAGATAATAACAAGAAAACACAATCTCAATTATTATCAGATATCCGTGCGATAACTGGTGTTACTACAATTGATACTAATGAATATATACCTCGCTTACCCAAAGAGAACCGTTCATATAATAGATTAATGGTTAAAATAGATCCATATCCTTATTTAAAAAATGGCGAATTTAATATAGAAACACTTAATCAAGTTATTAATAACATTAATAATATAGTTGGTGTAGTTACATTTAAAGTTAAAAATCCACAATTGATTAATATTGGGATATAGTGATTAAATTAACAGACATATTAAAAGAATTACTCCTTGAAGATCGTTGTAAACGAATTGCTGATCGTAAGTATGATAAACCATCTGCTTACAAATCAGGTGCTATTGTTAGGTGTCGTAAAGGTAATATTTGGAAAGATTTAAAAGAAACAGATAACCCACAATCAGGTAAAGCTACTCCATATGGATCAGGATATGCTAAAGTTAAAGAGGTTATTAAAAAAATGTTAAAAGAAGATAAATCTTTACGTAAATGGTTTTCACGTAAAGGTGCCCCAGGTAAAAAAGGTGGATGG